TACAAGCAGATAACAAATCAGCTGGCCGTTGGACAAGTAACCAAGAAGGTGAGTTTTTTGCAGCTGGTGTTGGTGGTGCTATTACAGGTCGTGGTGCGGATCTATTGATTATTGATGATCCACATTCAGAACAAGATGCGCTATCTCCGAAAGCATTAGAATCAGCTTACGAGTGGTACACATCTGGTCCAAGGCAGCGTTTACAGCCTGGTGGAATTATTGTGATAGTAATGACTAGATGGAGCACAAAAGATCTGGTTGGTAAAGTATTAAACAAACAAGGCGATGAAAATGCTGATCAGTGGGAAGTCGTTGAGTTTCCTGCAATATTGCCAGATTCTCAAAAACCTTTATGGCCAGAGTTTTGGAAAAAAGAAGAACTGCTGGGTGTTAAAGCATCTTTACCTATATCTAAATGGAACAGTCAGTGGATGCAAAATCCAACAGCTGAGGAAGGATCTATTGTCAAAAGAGAATGGTGGAATAGATGGGAAGATGCAGATGTACCATCGTATTCTTATGTAATACAAAGTTATGACACAGCTTTTTCTAAAAAAGAAACAGCCGACTATTCAGCTATAACTACCTGGGCAATTTTCAATAGAGGTGACGAACAGAACGATGAAATCATACTTTTAGATGCAAAAAGAGTAAGGTTTGACTTTCCAGAGCTTAAAAAACTTGCCCTAGAAGAATACAGATACTGGGAACCAGATTGTGTTTTAATTGAAGCTAAGGCTTCTGGTACACCGCTTACACATGAACTCAGACGTATGGGTATACCTGTTACTTCATACTCACCGAGCAGAGGACAGGATAAGGTAGCCAGGATGAATAGTGTTGCACCTATATTTGAGTCTGGAATGGTATGGGCACCAGAAGATGATTTTGCAGAAGAGGTTATTGAAGAAATGGCATCATTTCCGTTCGGTGATTATGACGACTTTTGCGATAGTGCTACAATGGCTTTAATGCGTTTCCGTCAAGGTGGTTTTATATCATTACAAGAAGACTACCAGGATGAAATTAAGTTACTAAAAAAGAACAGGACGGTTTATTATTAAGACATACGCAACAACTTTTGAGTGGGATGGTGTTGAATATTCTGGACCACTAATACATGCAAAAGATTTTACACAAGCTAAAATCATAGCAGAATACCACGGCCTTTTGATTGATGGCGAATTAGAGGCTATTATAGGAACAGAAGTGGAGCTGAAAGCAGATCCACGAAACAAGGTGTTACATTAATTATGGCTATAGATAAATTAGGAACAAACGAAGATCCAGATATAAAAGTCCAAGGATCTTCTGTAGAAATCGTACCAGATACTACAAGAGACGAACAAATTGCAGCAGCAGCACAAATTTTGGTTGATGATGAAGAAATACTTTTAGACCAAGAAATACAACAAGAGTTGGCACCACAAATGAGTTTTGATGCTAATTTAGTAGACTTTATAGATGAAATCACACTTGAAAAAATAGCAAGCGATTTACTTAGCTCAATTAGAGGCGATAAACAATCAAGATCTGAATGGGAAAAAACATACACAGATGGACTCAAATACTTAGGTATGAAGTTTGATGAAACAAGATCACAACCTTTTGAGGGATCCTCTGGTGTAGTGCATCCAATTTTGGCAGAAGCTGTAACTCAGTTCCAGGCACAAGCATATAAAGAAATGTTGCCAGCAAAAGGACCAGTAAAAACAGAAATCGTTGGCGCTCGTACTATTGAAACTGAAAACCAAGCTGAGCGTGTCCAAGAGTTTATGAATTATTACATAATGAATAAAATGGATGAGTATGATCCAGAACTTGATCAAATGCTTTTTTACCTTCCACTAGCTGGATCTTGTTTTAAGAAAGTCTATTTTGATTTAGTTTTAAATAGAGCTGTATCTAAATTTATAGCTCCAGAAGATCTTATTGTTCCTTATGAAGCAGCTGACATGAGTTCAGCCGAAAGAATTACACATTCTATAACTATGTCTGCGAATGAAATTAAAAAACAGCAAGTATCTGGTTTTTATGCAAATGTCGATATAGGATCTGGCGGCATATCAGAAGATATGAGCGATATAGACGAAGCAATTGATGAAATACAAGGAATATCACCCTCTTATAAAGAAAATAGAAATAGAACTGTTTACGAAGTACACACTGTTTTAGACATAGAAGGCTTTGAGGATATTGGCCAAGATGGTGTTTCAACTGGCCTTAAATTACCTTACATAGTAACTATTGAAGAAGACTCAGAACAAGTTTTATCTATAAGAAGAAACTATGTAGAAACAGATCCATTTAAAAATAAAATTAATTATTTTGTACAGTATAAGTTTTTACCTGGACTTGGTTTTTATGGTTTAGGTTTATCACACATGATCGGAGGACTTTCAAAAGCCTCTACATCTATTTTAAGACAGCTGATTGATGCTGGAACGCTAGCTAATTTACCTGCTGGTTTTAAAGCCAGAGGAATGAGGATTCGAGACGAGGACGAGCCATTACAACCAGGTGAATTTAGAGATATTGACACCACAGGTGGATCTCTAAGAGAAAATTTAATACCGCTACCAATAAAAGAGCCAAGTAATGTTCTAATGCAGCTTCTTGGTATTTTAGTTGACTCTGGTAAGCGTTTTGCTGCTATAGCGGACATGAATGTCGGCGACATGAATCAAGCTATGCCAGTAGGTACGACTGTAGCTTTGTTAGAACGTGGCACCAAAGTTATGAGTGCTATTCACAAAAGACTACATTACGCACAAAAAATTGAGTTTGGTTTATTAGCAAAAGTATTTAGTGAGTATTTGCCTCCTGTTTATAACTACCAAGTAGGTTCGGGACCAGGTGAAATAAAACAACAAGATTTTGACGATAGAGTTGACATAGTACCTATATCAGATCCTAATATTTTTTCACAAAGCCAAAGAGTTACTTTAGCTCAAGAACTTTTACAAATGGTTCAATCAAATCCAGAAATACATGGTCCTTTAGGAATTTATGAGGCTTACAGAAGAATGTATGCAGCTCTTGGTGTAGACAATGTTGATGCTTTGTTACAACCACCGCCAGATAATACACCGAAACCACAGGACGCAGGTTTAGAAAATGCTGGTTTATTAATGGGCCAACCTGCCCAGGCTTTTCCAGAACAAAACCATCAAGCTCATTTAGATGCACATAAAAGTTTATTTTTAACTGACATCGTAAAGCAAAGTCCACAAGTCCAGGCTTTAATAATTTCACACTGTATGCAGCATTTACAATTTATGGCCATGCAGATGGCACAAGAACAAATGCCACCAGAAGTTCAACAAAAAATGCAAGAAATACAAAGTCAAATACAACAAGTATCGCCACAAGAAGCCGCACAAATACAACAACAAATGCAAATGGTTACTGAGCAATATAGCTCAACAATAATGGCACAACTTGCAAATGAGTTCTTACAATCTATTGGTATGGGATCTAGTGAAGATCCATTAGTTGACATTAGAAAACGTGAATTAGATCTTAAAGATAAAGAACTTAATATGGAATCTGAGCAGTTTGTAGCCAAACAAGGTCAAAGACAGCAAGAAAAAATGATGGAAGGACAATTGCAACAAGAAAGGATAAATGTGCAAAAAGAAATAGCAGATGATAAACTTGGAGTTGCTTTAGATAGACTTAAACAAAATGCTGATTTAAAGTTATTTGAATTAGAAAATAAAATTCGAGGAATATTATGACAACATCTTACAAATTAGAAGCACAAAAAAAATTAAAAGCTGAAAAAAAACAATTGCGTGAGCAAGAAGCCATGGAATTAAAACTGCAACAAGAGGCAGAAGATAAAGCACACCAAGAAAATATGGCTAGAATTGAAAAAAAATTAGCAATTATTAATGGTGAGGCACCTGTAGAAGAGAAAAAAGTTGTTAAAAAACCAACAACAAAGAAAAAATCTACAGCAAAAAAACCAGTTGCAAAGAAAAAAACAACAACCAAAAAAGCAACAAAGAAAAAAACTAAATAGATTATGGATGAAATAGCTGTTATAGACAGTATCAAAAAATCAATCTCTCAAAGAGAACAACAGATACAAGAAACTTTGATGTCTGGTGGACTAAAAGATATTGAACATTATAAATATTTGCAAGGAGAGCTCAGTGCTTTATACTATATTGCAAACGAAATAAGTGATATGGGAAAAAATATATGACGAATATTAAAGAAAATAACGTAATGGCTAAAAAGGTAGCAGAAGCATACGTTGAACCAGACTCAGTGGTTTTAGATCCAGAAAAATTAGATCAATCAATTTTGGATCGTATGCCGCAACCAACTGGCTGGAGAATGTTGGTACTACCTTATGCGGGTAAAGCCAAAACAGAAGGTGGCATTATTCTTACAAAACAAACAACAGACAGAGAGGCTTTATCAACAGTTGTAGCTTATGTGGTTAAAAAAGGACCTTTAGCTTACAATAATAAAGACAGATACGGAGATTCACCTTGGTGTGAAGAAAAGCAATGGGTTTTAATCGGACGCTACTCTGGTTCGAGATTTAAACTTGAGGACGGTGCAGAGGTTCGCATTATCAATGATGATGAAGTGATTGCCACCATACTTAATCCAGATGATATAGTGAGCTTATGACGATACAAGAACAAAATCAAATTCAACCAGAGGTTGAGGATATTGAGGTAGAGGTTACTGAGCAAGAAGTTTCTAATGAGGCTTCAAGCGACGACGAACTAGAAAATTACACTAAAGGTGTATCAAAAAGAATAAACAAACTAAATGAGAGAAAAAGAGCTGCTGAAGAAAAAGCAGCTGCACTAGAGGCCGCTTTACAGCAAAGAGAACAAGAAGTTCATGCTTATTACAACCAAGCAGTGCAATCCCAACATAGTTTATTAGCAAAAGAAGAAGAAACCATTAATTTAAAAGAACGTGAAGCTAATGAGTTGTATAAAAAAGCTCATAGTGCAGGCGATGCTGAACTTATGTCAAAAGCTGACAGTTTAAAAAATGAAGTTTCTATTCAAAAAGAAAAAGTAAGAATTGCAAAACAGAGATCCGAACAGAGTTATGCTCAGTCACAGCAAAATTACTATCAACAACCTGTACAAGAACAACAAGTCCAGGTACAACCAACTCAAGAGGCTTTAGAGTGGAAGTCAAAAAATAATTGGTTTGGTCAAGAACCAGAAGCTACACAATACGCTCAATATACACATGTAAATTTGGTTAATGAAGGTTTTGAGCCAGATTCTGATGAATATTATAACGAGTTGAATAATAGAGTTTTCAAAGTTTATCCAGATTTAAGATCTGATAATGCTGAACAAAGTGAGGGCAGGCCCGCTGTGCAAAGAGTCGCCTCCACTTCCCCAGGAAGTCGGCAAAAAACACAAGGCAAAAAGAACGGTGTGCAATTTTCAAAAAATGAAGTTGACAGACTCCGTGGACTAAAGCCGCATGGCATGACAGAAGATGCCTGGCTAAAATCCGTTGCTAAAGAAAAACAACGCATTGCATCTAGGGAGGCAAAATGACAACTGAAAAAGAAATAACACAAACCAGAAATTCTCGTGAGTCCGAGCAGCACGCTAAAAATACTCGTAGACAACCATGGCGACCAGTAAGAAAACTAGAAACACCTCCACCACCAGAAGGATACGAATATCGTTGGATAAGAGAATCCATGCTTGGTCAAGAGGATAAAGCTAACGTAAGCAGAAGAATTAGAGAAGGATGGGAACTCGTAAGAGGAACCGATCTCCCTAGTGAATTTTCTTACCCTACAGCTGACGAAGGAAGACATGCTGGTCTTGTTTATAGTGAAGGCTTGCTATTAGCAAAAATACCTACCGAAACCAAAGAAGAACGTAATGCTTATTACGAAGATCAAACCCGTCTTAAAAAAGAGGCTTTAGACAATAATATGTTTACAGAATCCAGAAGAGATGGCAGGTACGTTAAGTATGATGCAGATAGAAAGTCTAATGTTACTTTTGGAAAAAAGTAATTAAAATAGGAGAATATAAAAATGGCTAATAAAGATAGCGCATTTGGATGTAAACCTGTTCGCATGATGAGCGGAGCACCCTATTCTGGTGGACAATCCAGATATAGAATTGCTAGTGGAGCAACAACACCAATATTCCAAGGAGACTTGGTAACGCAGCTTACTGCTGGTGTTATTGGAAGACACGCCGCATCTGGTACTGTTCCGATTGTCGGAGTATTTAACGGTGTTTCTTACACTGATCCAACATCTGGCGAACAAGTCTTTAAAAACTACTATCCAGGGAGCATTTCTGCTTCTGATATAGTAGCTAGTGTGATTGATGATCCTAACGTAGTCTTTGAAATACAAGCAGATGCCGCTTTTCCAGTGGCTGATCTGTTTGGTAATTTCGAGATTGTTGAAGGTTCACCAGTCGGCGACACTTCATCTGGGATTTCAAACCTAGAGCTAGACGTGACTACTGGAGCTACTACAGCTACATTACCACTGAAAGCACTGGATATTTCCCAGGATCCCGATAACGATGATGTTGCATCATCAAATACTAACGTCCTTTGTGTCATACAGAATCATATCTGTGGACAAAAAGGTGCTGGTTTAGCATAAGGAGGCTAACAAATGGCAATTTCAAGAGCACAATTAGCGAAAGAGCTAGAGCCTGGTCTAAACGCACTTTTTGGGATGTCCTATGATTCCTACGAGAGAGAATATGAAGATATTTTTGTTATCGAGGATTCAAATAGAGCATTTGAAGAAGAGGTCTTAGTAACTGGATTCGGTTCCGCACCACTTAAGTCTGAAGGACAAGGGGTTCAATTTGACAACGCATCTGAAAGTTACAGTGCACGTTACACGCATGATACGATTGCGTTAGCGTTTGCTTTAACAGAAGAAGCAGTTGAAGATAACCTTTACGATTCTTTAGGTAAAAGATACGTTAAAGCATTAGCAAAATCTATGGCTAACACCAAAGAAGTTAAAGGCGCTGATGTTTTAAATAATGCTTTCTCATCTAGCTTCACAGGAGGCGATGGAGTATCACTTATTAACACTGCCCACACACTATCTGGTGGTGGAACAGCTGCGAACAGAGCTACTACTATGGCTGACTTAAATGAGGCTTCATTAGAAGACGCATTGATTGATATTTCAACTTTCACGGATGATAGAGGTTTAACTATTTCTGTCCAAGCTGACAAACTTGTGGTACCACCACAATTAGTGTTTGTAGCTGACAGAATCTTAAACTCTCAGCAAAGATCTGGTACAGCTGATAATGACATTAACGCTATTAAAAACACTGGGGTTTTACCTGGTGGCTATAGCGTCAACCATTATCTTACTGATCCAGATGCTTTCTTCATCCTTACATCTGTAAATAGTGCAGGCGAAGGTCTAAAAATGTTCCAAAGATCTCCAATGGAGACTTCAATGGAACCAGACTTTTCTACTGGCAATATCAGATATAAAGCGAGAGAGAGATATTCATTCGGTTTCTCTGATTGGAGAGGAATCTACGGATCTCAAGGTGCATAAATGAACGATTAGAAATACCGTTTATTACTCAAGTATTTCAAACAAAGGGCCTCAAAAGGGCCCTTTTTTTTGCCTAAAATAAATCAATATATTATGTGTAAATAGTTGCAATTAGTTGCATATTTTAGTATATTAGTTATGTGGGAATTGAAATTAAAAACAAAAACGGAGGCAAGAATGGCTAATTATGTAGTAAGTAGTAATGACATTATTGATGCAGCATGCACCAATGATGGCAAGGTTTGTGAAAAATGTGGTGGTGACGCAGCTGGAGGTAACAACAAAATCCAGTTCTGTTACGACAAAGTTCTTTGCGAACCATGTGGTGAGATCTTTATGGAAGAAAAGAAACAAGATCTTTTAAAAATGATAAAAGAAGGAGGGTTAGATTAAGTGAAATTAATAACTAAAGAAATTATGAATAAGCTCAAAAGAGCTGGAGCAAGACCTGTGCCTGTTACTATGACAGGTAATGATATAAAACCAGTGTTGAAATTATTTAATCCAGTGGGAGCTCAGACTTGGTTGATAGCAGCGATCGCAGAAGATGGAGACACTATGTATGGCCTTTGTGATCTTGGGTTTGGTTATCCAGAGCTGGGTTATGTAAGCCTAAGTGAAATAGAAAATCTTGATTTACCTTTTGGTTTGAAGATTGAAAGAGATACTTGGTGGGAGCCAGAAAAGACTTTAGAAGAATATTACAACGATGCAAGGGAGGCAGCATAATGGAATATAAATCAAGTGACGATGTGATAAAAGACTTAATGCCAAAGGTTATTAAGATGGTAAGACAAACAGCATACGTTGATCCAAATGATCCAAGAGTAACTGACGCAGATGCTCTTGGAATTATTGTGGCCAAGTATTTGAAATGGGATGGTGCAGACATTATGGAAACAATGCACTCAGCTCTGGAAGATGCCAACTACCACACACTAAACGAAAAATTGTTAGAAACATACAAGGATTGGGAGAACGAAGATCCTGGTGAACTTGATTGGAACAACACGGCAAGTCCTTTGCATTATTAAAAGGAGTAAAAAAAAATGGAAAAAGTAATAGTAAAAGTAAAAAACAAACAAAGCCATTCAAAAGCAGTTGCTTTTCTAGGCAAATATTCACAGCACAAAGGTTTGCTTGATGAGACTATAAAAATGTTAGATTTCTTAAATAAATTAGATAAGGACAATAATGATACCAATTAACAGAATATTTGTTGACATGGACGGAGTCTTAGCTGACTTCGTCCAGGGCGTTCAAGGTCCAAAGTATTTGAATGGCCCTTTGACTGACGACTTGTATGACGACAATAAAATTGCACTTAGTAACAAAGGCCTATTCAAAGATTTACCGCCTATGACTGATATGCAATATCTGATTGACGGCATTAAAGATACTGGTATTTACTGGGAGATCCTAACTTGTACTGGTGAGCTGAACAGAAAAAAAGTAGCACAAGACAAAACCACTTGGATTAGAGAACATGTAGATCCAGGAGTCGTTATTACTTGTACTTTTAAAGGTGAGCAAAAAGCAGCCTATGCTAAACCTGGTTCTGTACTTATTGACGACAGGCCTAGAAACATAAACGCCTGGACCGATGCAGGTGGTATAGGTATTCTCCACAAAAATGCAGCTGACACTATTGCGCAGCTGCAAGATCTAATAAACTAGGTTCCTAGTTGCACAAATAACAGCCAAAAGGTATTATCGATACTGTACTTATGAATGTTGCGGACATGGTGTTCGCAATGGCTAATTAAAAGGAGGCTGTTTATGACTACACATTTTACCTCTGGCGTTACCAACGTCAGTTCAACTGGATCCGAAGGACTCGTAAAGCAACCGAGCAAGCACAAGTATCACGATTACTTTAATGATTTTGATACATACCTAGCTTCGGATTGGACTATTACAACTACAGAAGCTGGCACTGGTTCAGCAACTGAGGCTCTTGCAGATGGCGATGGCGGTTTATTATTGCTTACAAACGCTGCTGGAGACAATGATCTGGACTTTTTACAACTTGTAAAAGAAGGCTTTAAATATGAAGCTGGAAAACAACTAGGATTTTACTCCAGGTTTAAAACAAACGACGCTACTCAATCTGACATTGTTTGCGGTTTACAAATAACCGATACAACACCATTAGATGTTTCAGACGGTGTATTCTTTATTAAAAGTGACGGATCTACAACTATTACTTTTGTTGTAGAAAAAAATGGTACGCAATCTACTTTAGATCTACCAAATGCTGTTGCAGATGATACTTTTATGACTGTTGGTTATTTATATAATCCTAAAGATCAAAAGTTTCATGTTTATCAAAACAATGTATTAGCTGGCACGGTAGTCAACACTAATGCACCAGATGATGAAGAATTAACAGTTAGCTTTGGTATCCAAAATGGAGCAGCAGCTGCAAAGACTATGACAATAGACTATGTACACGCTCTAAAAGAACGTACTAGCTCAACTGAACTTTAAGGAGTAAAAAATGGCTGATACAGTAACGAGTCAAACTATCCAAGATGGTGAAAGGGTAGCAATACTTAAATTTACCAACGAAAGTGATGGCACAGGCGAGGCTGCGGTTAAAAAAGTTGATGTTTCTGCATTAACTAAAGATAGCAGAGGAAGATCTTGCAGTTCTGTATCTATATCAAGAATATATTGGGCCTGTAGAGGCATGGGCGTTGACTTAGAATTTGACGCATCAACCAATGTGTTAGCGATACCTTTACCAGCAGATAGCACTGGTGACGAATACTATGATTTATTCAGCGGTATTCCAAACAATGCAGGATCTGGTGTTACGGGTGATATAGACTTCACTACTGTAGGACACAGTAATGGCGATGCTTATTCGATCATTTTGGTTTTGAATAAAAACTACTCATAAATACATTAGGCGGTCAAAAGGCCGCCTTTTTAAAATATGGCAGTAACAAAGAGAAAAAAATCAAAACCAATAGCCAGGACTACTGGTAAGGGCGGTAATTTTAGGCCCACCAAAAAAGGTGCTGGAATGACACGAAAAGGTGTTAAAGCCTATAGAAAAGCTAATCCTGGATCAAAACTAAAAACAGCTGTAACAGGTAAAGTAAAAAAAGGATCTAAAGCAGCAAAAAGACGTAAATCATATTGCGCAAGATCTTTAGGACAACTCAAACGTAGTTCAGCAAAAACAAGAAACGATCCTAATTCAAGAATTAGGCAAGCAAGAAGACGATGGAAGTGTTAAATGAAAAGAAAAATAAATAAAGTAATTAAAGGCTTAAAAAAAGCAAGTAAAACACATGCTGGTCAAGCTAAAACGCTAGAGTCTATAAAGATGAAAAAAGGTGGTGGTGCATCGAAAACACCAAGCAATGTAACAAATCCTAGTTTGTACTCTAGGGTTAAGTCTGAGGCTAAACGTAAATTTGACGTGTATCCGAGTGCTTATGCAAATGCCTGGTTAGTAAAAACATATAAAAAACGCGGTGGTGGTTACAAAGGTGCCAAAAAAGCTGCCGAAGGTGGAGAAATGAGTAAATTAAAAGCAATACCAACCGATAACAAAGGACTTGCAAAGTTACCAACAAAAGTAAGAAACAAAATGGGTTTCATGCGTAATGGTGGTGAAGTGATGATGGTCCAGGGCAGAGGTTGTGGCGCTATGATGCAAAGCAAACGCAAAAAGACTAAAGTACCCAGAAGTTAATAATGAGTTTAACCAAGTGGTTTAAAGAAGATTGGGTTGATATTGGATCTCCGAAAAAAGGCGGTGGCTATAAAAAATGTGGTAGATCTAAACAAAAGGCAGACGCTAAAAGAAAATACCCAAAATGCGTGCCAGCTGCTAAAGCTGCTCGTATGACAGAATCACAAAAGAAATCAGCAGTTCGACGAAAGCGAGCTAAAAAACAAGGCGTTGGTGGTAAGCCAACAAATGTAAAAACTTTTGCCGCAAAAGGTGGTAAGATAATAAAAAGTTCAAACATGGGATTGTTTGGAAGGAGTTAAAAATGAAAGGAACTAAGTATAGAGCTGGTGGTGGCGCTAATAAAAGCACCAAGTAT